AATTGAATTCAGCGTCTAAGTCAGAAGATGTCGCCTTCGTGTAGGGTGTAAAGTCTGTTATTGGCGTGTAGTACGGCATATTTAATCCTAAACTGCGCGTTTGCGGTTGCGAGGTATGTATTCTAATTCCATTGATTGAATGGTGTAGGGGTTGTCGTACTTCGAGCTACTATAGAGAAGGAAGCTTATATTGATTCCTGTGCCTGCCAGCCTATTGCCAGCAGAACTGAATTGCTCGGAGTCCCAGTAAAAGTCATCCCACAAGTCAATATTCCAGTAACCACCGCCACCCTTAATATCCGGCGTGTTTGATTTATGCGACGGCCGATAGGGTGATTCGTAGTCCATGCCCCAACTTAATTTCATACTGGTAATGTGTTGCTGTGCATCAATATTCAGCCAAGCTCTGCGCCATGCTTTATTAAGATGGGGTGAGTTGCCGTGCATGAATTGTGTACGGTAGACGCTTTCTATCTCAGCGCCATTAAAGTTCCGGCCCTTCTCGGCCTGATAAACCATTCCGGTGTTATCGCCAAATAAGATAACCTCTGAACCCGAATCATCTTCGCTGTTCGACATGCAAGTTGGAATGTCTGGGTACTTGATCGCAGTGAAGTCTCGACTTGCGCTCCCAGCCATCCGGTCGTCAGCCATAATTAAACCCGATCCGTCAGTGAAGAACACTCGGTACTGATTGCGCTCTTTCACGATAATGGACTGGACGATGCTGTTTTTGTAAAAATCAAGGATCGGTTTAACCTTTCTCGATACTGTGGCACCCTCAAAGTCGCCAAAGGACTGGACGCGCTCCATCGGCACAATACCTTTATCGTCGATCGCATACGCAGTGCCCAGTTGAGCCACCGTGTAATCTTTTGCGCCAAAGGTTTCGGATATAGTTTTGAGCACCCATGTATCAGGGTCGCTACCATACAAGCCGTAGGTTCTGCCTTCTTTGGTGTAGATACTAAGCACCTCACCAGCACGAGAGGCTAGCCCTGTGCATTCTGAGCCTAGCCCAAATTCTGCTGCTGCCATTCGCCCATCAAAGACTAAAGGCGTACCCAGGCTGCTGTGCGCTAATCGGCCACCTGGAATTGAAATAAATAAATAGGTGGAGAAGGCGGCAAGGTATTTGGGAGTATTCCATGAAGGGTCAAGATCAGGAGCCGTATGGTAGATCGGCGTAAAGACTGAGCCGTCATACTCCCACGCCGGGTTAACCCCGTCACAGCCGTATAAATTCTTAGTTGATGCACCACCGTAGTAGTTGTGCTCAATAAACTGGAACTTTCCACCCGGCGATAAGGCAATAGCGGTATCAACACTGCTTGTCGTGGCCTTCGTGACGGCGGATATTTGGATAGGCTCGACATCTTGAAACGACCCGGAAGTAACGTCGATAACCATGTACCCGGTCGCAGAGCCATCCCATGATCCACCGTTCTGAACAATGCTTTTAATCGTGCCTTGTGCGTTGGATGTGCCGCCGTCTACAACAGCACCGGCAATTAATACCGCATCAGAACCCGTTAATCCTGCCGTGAAATAAAGCAGCCGGTAAAAGGTTACTGCCGTCCAGCCGCTTGTTGATGATTTATACATCACCGCGTTAGTGCCATCGGAGCGAAAGGCGTATTTTGACGAGCCGTAAGTCACAGCGCCAAGAACATCACCACTCCCCGGCAATGCTTGGATTAAATCCCGGTAGTAATCTTCAGCTGCTTGCTGCCAGATATTGTCTGTATCAAGATCGGCCTGACCGCTTCGGGCTTCAATAGATGAAATTGTAGTGCCGTTAGCCGCTTCGTTTGCAGTGTAGCTACCGAATAACTCAGTCACGCCCAGGGTATTGCTCGAGATAATCACAACCTTACTGGTCTCGCCGGACGAATCACCCGTTAAAGTGTCACCTACTGATATACCGGAAGCGTCTGCGACTTCAACCGTGTAGTAAACAGCGTCAGAGGGTGCAGAGCGGCCATCAAACGCCTCATAGCCAGCGATGCGACGATAGCCGCCACTAAGCTCAGGTTCGTAGTTGATGAGCGTAATAGCTGTGCTGGGGGACGCCTTAAGAGCCGGGGTTGTTAAATCTATCCCGCCCTTCATCTCGACAACAAAAGACCGGGGCTGCCTCATGCAAGCGCCCCAGCCATTCTGATAGGCGGCATTTGATTGCCTTCAAGCTGGCGCAGCAGTTTCCGGTACTTTATATTCGCTCTGGCAATAACTTCTTCCGCTGCATCAAAGTAACCACCGTCGATCATTGCTGCGTAAACGATAATCATGTGGTAATCGACTGGCATTTCTGGAATATCACTGTCCGCATCAAGTGACTGCGCTGATTTTTGATACTCGCTAGAAATCACATAAATGTCATTAGGCGTTGGGCCAAGGACAATATTTTGCTGCGGGTCAATCGTGATGTGCGTAGGCGATGAGTCCGTGTTGTTCCGTATCTTATAGATAGCCTGGAATTGATCCCAGGCGATATACGTCAGCCAATAACTAGAACCCGACCCCGAAGACTGTAGATAAGCACGGGGGCGGTTGTAATTATCAGTGACGAACCATTGCTTGAAGCGAGCTATAGCAAGCCCTGTGTCCTCGCTGATTGCCTCTGCCGCGTTATAGGTATCAGTGCCATTAACAGTGTTGAGCGTAAATCGCTCTTGAAGCCATCGCCATGTATCGCGGTTTTGCAGTTCTCGATAAGCGTCGTCAATCCAATTTACAGCTCGCGCATGATCTCCAAGTTGCCCTGTAACAGTAGAAGGCCCGGTATTTGAATACCCGGTCTCCTGGCGGAAACGCTGAACGAGCTGTAAGTTATTCACGCAGCACGAAGTACCGAGGTCAGCCATTCACGGCCAATAGGGTTATTGTCCTGAATCACACTGAACGCATATCGTTGAGAGTTAAGCTGTGGCCAGCGATACTCTGTGCGCATTTTATTATTGGTGAATTCTTCGTTATCGTAGTCCGTGCGCTTGGCTCGGGCTAACCCTTCAATGTAAATTCGCTTCACAGTCTTAGTTTGTCCGACTACAAAGGTTTCGGACTTGCCGTTAACTGAGATATTGAATGCTTTTGACCGCGTGTTATCCGTGGTCGCTTGAATGCTCACCTCGACAGGCTCGTTCATAAACGCGAGATAGTCCATCTTACTGCGAGTAGCCGGGTCGTCCACCTCACCGCGTGCAGGGACGATTAACCTGTCATCCTCAAACGAAGCTGTGCCGTCACGCGGCATATCCACATCAGTGATGTCGTGGTTGTTCGAAAACGACTTTGGCAGCGCAGATGTAATAAGTTTCTTCAACTCGGCGATTTCTTCTGCGTTTGATTTGGCTTGCTCGGCTAGTTCTTTATTAGCTGCAATGATCTCATCGCGCTCACCTGCTTTGTACTCTGGGGCTACGGCTTCTTCTTTGCCAGCGCCCAGTAAATCATTCTGTGGTTCTTTGGTATCTTCTTGTTTAGGCTTTCGTGTTCGAGTGTTCATAGTAATTTCCTGTTATGAAAAGAAAACGACCCCGAAGGGCCGCCCATACTTATGTCGCTGTGAACACAATTCCTGTCGCGGCAACAGCTTGGCCTGATACAAACCAGTTCGTGCCATCGCTATTAAGCTCCACCCAATCGCCAGACAGCGCAGCTGATGCTGTGAATGTAATGGTATCTTCGTTCGCAGCGGCGATGACCGCGCCGTTAACTGTCGCAGAGCCGTCAATCAGGTTAGCGCCACCGTTAGTAACAACTGTGTAAGCTGTGCCTACAGGGGCTGCCGATACGATAATCTTGAATCGCAAGCCCAGTTTAGGAGCAGGCAAAGTAACTGCAAACTCGGTAGCTGAATTGAGAATCAGCGTCTTGCCAGAATCGGCATTGCGAAGAGTTGTAACAGCGGTCAGTATCTTAGTGCTATCCAGACTACCCGCAGACGTAGAGCCGTCGCTATTCTCAACATCGATTGTTGCGTTTTTGCCTAACCGGAGACTTCCTGTAACTGAAACCTGGCTAAACCGTTTCCATAATAAGCTCATGGTAATTTCCTCTATTTGTTGTATTGCGCCCTTGCGAGCGCGTTTAGTGTTGAGGCTTTGGTTTAACCCTGGGTTAGACCGGGAATGGTGGCAATGTTGGTATGAGTGGCTGTGAGGCCGGTATCGTTCCAATCTTCTGTGCCGGGGCTGATACCGCCAGCAGAAGAAGTGCCGTCAGTCTGGTAAATAGTGTAAGCAAAAGGCGCTACAGTATTCGGTAAGCCAGGCCAGTTAGAATTCTGAGCAGCAACGTCAGTGTCGCCGTCAACGCTCATCACATCACCTTGATATAAGCTAACAGTGCCTGCGGCATTCAAGCCCCATACGAATACACATACTTCGTCAGGTGCAACGCCGGTAAATGCTGCGCCGGTATTGCCGTCAGTAGTGGGTGTCGCACCATTTGTTACAGCCGTTTTTTGATACAGCTTGCCATCAATTTCAAAGTTAATAGTGGCGGTCGTATCGTAGAAGGTTTCTGCGCCTGTACCGGTCAAAAGGCCGGAAGTGTTTGATCTGTTCATAATTTTATACCTATGCTGCGACCCCGAAGGGCCGCGTATTAGTTTTAGTGGCTAAGAATTACCACCTAAGATCATATATCCGAGGTTCCCGCCTCACAGACTGCCATCCATCCATCGTTCTGGACAAAGGCTGCGGAGTAGAACTTGCCGCCGATATAGCCAATCTGGCCGAGAGGGTCAGTCTTGTCTTTCTGGTCGCAAGGGATGTGGACAGGCTCAAGTGAGTCTTTGCCTTTCAGCGCAACGTTAGCCCATGCGTCTTTACCAACAATGATGAATGGATACACGTCGTTGTTAGAGCCGCCAGTTGAAACCAAACCATCAGAGCCAATAGCAGCGCCGGAGTTGATGATAGGATTCAGTTCGGGGGATATAATGAAACGATAACGATCAACCTGTCCTAGCTCGCACTCATGGATAGGCTCGCCGTGGCCATACTCGACGGTAGTCTTAAAGCCAGGTAGTTCACGAATGTCGCTTTCGCAATCAGTGTGGCAAAACACCAGAAAGGATTGCTCTACTGGAGCGGTGTTGTAGTTGGGGCCAGCGGCCAGAACTTTAGTCACCAATGAGCCGCGATTACCCAAGATCGACTTAGATACTTTGCGGAGAATGTTTAACGAGATGGTCTCGTCAACAGTCGCTCGGCTAGTGCCGCCTGCGTAGAACTTATTGGTACAGCCTTTCAAAGCGCCATAGTCAATCATTTCACGAACAAGGCCCATACGCTCACCGGCCTGCGTCTTCATCTCATCGGGGATTTTATCCTCGTAGAGATCGGCAGTCTTGTCAGTGTAAGAGTACAGAACTGCGTACTGCTGCAACTGAACGGTAACGTCATCGGGGGTTAATGTGTCAGAAGGAGGTGTTACGCCTTCACTGACTTGGTGAGAGGCAGCATTAACACTCCATGTGTTTGTGCCTTCTGCTGTGCCGGCCGTGCCGCCATAAGGAACCCAGCGGCGGTAAACGATAGTGTCTGACTGGTTTTTGCCAATCTTCTTCTGCGAACCAGAAATACCTAAAACAAGTTTAGGTTCTGCGTGGGCAAGGATCTCGCCTTTGAGCTTGTCAATTCGTGCGGATGCTGTGTTGTACTGTTGAGTCGCCATGATAAAAAGCCTGCGTTACCGGGCACTTTTATAACCTGCTAAAAATGCCTCGTCTGAAGTTAGTCGCTTCTCCCTTGGGGCCGCAGTCTTCCCATTAGTGGGGGCTACTGACCGAGATAAGCGTTCCTGTCGTTCGAGGCGGCGGTTGGCGGCTTCTTCTTGTTCGGGGGCGATAAACTGCGAGTATGCACTTAGCAGGTCTATGGCGTCCGAGGCGTGGGGGCTATTCATTTTAACCCTCACATTTTCATCTTGTGCTCCTAGCCACTTGTTAAACTTTTCTGTGGCTACTTCCTGCTCCCATCCCGGGTATGCGTAATCCAGTTGGGCCATATTTCTAATACTTTCCGTTTCCTCTCTAACTTTAGCGGCTGCTTGAGCAACTAGGTCGTCAGGGTTGATCCGGTTTCTGCCTTCAATGGTCTCGGCTGCTTCTGCAATTGCCTCGCTCATTTCAGACCAGTCCTCTTTTAGAGCTGAAACTTTCTCACCGCTTTGGACTAATTCAGCGATGGTTTTTTCTGGCTGGGCTTCTGCGGCTAATCGCTCAGCGGCTGCGCCCTGCATCTTCTTCAACTCTCCGTTCATACTACCATATCTGCCCTCAATATTCCTAAGACGCGATGCCATTTGCTCTAGCTGCTCGCGTAATAGATCCTCTGCGCTTTTATCGGTAGTTTCAGTCGATGCTAGCGGGTCAGCATCTTCACCGCTCTGTGCGTCTATAAGCGACTCATCGACTACAGTCTCATCCTCTAATTCCTCGCCTTCTTCGGCGGTCGCATCCTTGATAACGGGGCCATCTTCACCGGCAAAGCCTGCTGTGAAGGCGTCCTCTGACTGCTGCTCAACCTCTGCTTCTGTTTGATCTAATTCCGCGGCTGCTTCGTGTTGCTCTCTGTTCGTAGTCATATCGTGCTCCGATGCTATTTGTAAGGATCGTTTTCAGTTAAAGCGGCTTTGCGCGGCTCATTGGTTAACGCTTTGAGTAATAATCGGGCTTCTTTGATCGACCCTCTTATCACCGATGTTTCAGTTAAGTCTAACTTTGGGTTGTCGTTATCCTTTTGCAGTTTCGATATGCGCCCCCCTATGTGTGCAATCAATAGCTCGTGCAACCGACTATGGCGATCTCCATCGCTTAGATTCAATGGAACGTCCTAACGCGATAGAATGGCCCGGTTTCTTCGAGCGACACTATATTCCCAGCCATCATATCGCCCATAACGTCTTCTGACCGAAGCCAGTCGTCAACGTTATAAGGCTTGACTGGCTCCCAGCAATCGCCATCATCCGATTTGCAGACAACGGCTTTCTGGGTCTTTGTTTTTCGCAGCTTCTTGCCGTCACTGCCTACAATGTATGGTGTTTTTGTCTTAATCATTGTGTGAATGCGCTCCCGTTTGGCGCTCGACCCAAGGGTTCAACCTCTGGCCTGGCGAC